AATTTGGTGGAAGTGTTGGGTGTTCCAGAGCCTGTTGCTCCATTGAGTCAAATCAAGGTTCTGTCATATCAGGAAAAAGCAGATTGGATACTAGAAACCAAATACAATATTGGCAAAAAACGAGAGGCCTAAAGTTTTGGAAAAATTTAAGTCATTCATCACAGAAGCTAAGGAAGAAGATTATAAGGTAGTAGTTCTTACACGAAAACCTAAAGATAATCCAGAGCAAAATTTATTGGTAACTGCTAGTAAATTTGAAAAGGCTGCTAAATCTTTAGGAATAGAATCTTATGTTGTTTTCATTGAAGGTGCTTATATTACTTTTGGAGACAATGTAAGACGAATTCATAATATAGATGATGATAAGGGTTTTGAAATTTCTACAGATGATACTCTAATAATAGTTAGGGGTGGTGTTAATGCTCGTGATTCATGGAAAGATTTGTTATCTCAATTAGAACGCGCTGGATATACATGTGCCAATTCTAGGGAGTGTATGGAAATATGTTCTGATAAGTATAGGACTGCGCTTCGTTTGGCTGAAGTGGGTTTAGTAACTCCTACTACAGTTTTACTTTCAGATGAGAATTCAGCTAAGATTGCATTTGAAAAATTAAATACAACATATCCTGTTATATTAAAAACAATATCAGGAACAAAAGGAGTTGGTGTTTTATTTGTAGAATCTGAAAAATCTTTAGAGAGTATGGTACAACTTTTATATAAAGTGGATGAAGAGATTTCTTTAATATTACAAATTTATATTAAAACAGATTATGATGTGCGTGTTATGGTTTTGAATAATATAATTGTTGGTGCGATGAAACGTAAAGTTGTATCAGGTGATTTTAGGTCCAATGTACATTTAGGTTCTTCAGTTGAAAAATATGAATTGACAGAAAAAGAAAAACAAGATTGTATTCGTGCTACAAAAGCAGTAAATGGTACATGGGTAGGTGTAGATTTTATTCCAGCAAAAGACAGAGAAAATGATGGGCCCTTTATTTTAGAAGTTAATAGTTCGCCAGGAACTTCTGGTTTTGATGAAGCAACTGGAAAAGATATTACTAAACATATCTTAGAAAATTTCATGAACAAAGAAAATTGGTGGAAAATTTCAACACTTGCTGGTGTATGGGAAACTTTTGAACATGAAAAGTTGGGCAAGATGGTTGGAAAAATGGACACTGGTAATAGTAATTCAAAATCCGTTATTCATGCTGATACTTATGAAATAAAAGGTAAGAAAATTAATTGGGAGCTAAATGGTGTAAAGATGACTTCTAAAGTAGAAGAAATGAAAAAGATATCTCTGGGTGGATTTAGAGACAGAATAGAGATTAGACCAGCCATACTATTAGATTTTACTTTTGCTGGTACATTATATAAAAATATGAAATTTACCTTAGATGATAGGGGTAAAAAGACCCCACTATTAATCAATAGAGATTTTATGAAGAAATCAAATATTTCTATTGATCCCTCAAGAAAATTTATTTTAACAGAAAGACTTGACAATTTGTATGAAGAGTGATATAGTTACTGTATGAATTTCTACACAAATGTTCTTCGATACGGAAATGATCTTCTTATCCGTGAGGTTAAGAATGGAGAGCGTGTGAGCAGACGAGTCAAGTATCAGCCTACCCTATTTGATCTTGTAAAAACTAATGAAGAAACTGGTTACAAAACTTTGGACGACAAGAGTGTTCTTCCCCATAAGTTTGACTCTATTAATGAAGCCAAACAATGGATTACCAATCGTGAAAATCAAAGTATAGTTTATGGCAATACACAATATCCTTATTGCTGGATTTCTGATGAATTTCCAGGCCGCATTGGATGGGATTTAGATAAGATATTAATGGTCACGATTGATATTGAGGTTGAATGTGAGAATGGATTTCCAAAACCAGAAGATGCTGAAGAACCTCTGCTAGCAATCACAATTAAGAATCACCAAAGCAAACGTATTGTAGTGTGGGCCCGAGGTAAGTTTAATAATGATCGTGATGATGTAACTTATATTGAGTGTAAAGATGAAAAACATCTAATTAAGGAATTTCTCGCCTTCTGGGAAAAGCATACGCCGGATATTATTACTGGTTGGAATATAGAGTTATTTGATATTCCTTATCTTTGTAATCGCATTAATAAGGTATTTGATAAAAAAGAGGTCAAGCGGCTATCGCCTTGGAAGAATGTGTATGATCGTGAAATATATCAGATGGGCCGCAATCATCAGGTATATACGCTTGATGGCATTGCAACACTTGATTATTATGATTTATATCGCAAGTTTACATATACTAATCAGGAATCCTATAGGTTGGATTATATTGCTTGGGTGGAATTAGAGGAAAGGAAGGATGGAAATCCTTTTGATACTTTTCGTGAATGGTATACCAAGGATTTCCAGTCATTCATTGAATATAATATAACTGATGTTGAGTTGGTTGATAAGTTAGAAGATAAGATGAAACTTATCCAATTATGTCTGACGATGGCATATGATGGTAAAGTTAACTTTACAGATGTTCTTGGCACGGTTAGGTATTGGGATATTATGATTTATAACCACCTTCGTAGCAAGAATATTGTCATTCCACAAAAATCAAAAAATACAAAAACAGAAAAGTTTGAAGGCGCTTATGTGAAAGAGCCGCAGATTGGAATGCATAAGTGGGTTATGAGTTTCGATTTAAATTCTTTGTATCCTCATCTTATTATGCAATACAACATTTCTCCTGAGACATTGGTTAACGGCGATAGTAAGCCTATTGCGGGGATGGTTGATAATATACTAAAAGGTACGGTTAAGAATGACACTGAGTATTGCATGACACCCAATGGTGCTTTCTTTAGAAAAGATAAAAAGGGATTTCTACCAGAATTAATGGAAAAGGTTTATAATGATCGTGTCAAATATAAAAGACTTATGCTCGATGCTCAACAGGAGTACGAAAACACTGGGGAGAAATCACTACTCAAGGATATTTCAAAATATAACAACATCCAAATGGCAAAGAAGATTTCTCTTAATTCCGCGTATGGCGCTATTGGGAATAATTGGTTTCGCTATTTCGATTTGTTGGTTGCTACAGCAATTACAACATCTGGTCAGTTATCTATACGATGGATTGAAAAGGCTCTTAACATTTATCTTAACAAACTCTTGGGCACGAAAGATGAAGATTTTGTTATTGCATCTGACACCGATTCAGTTTATATCACTTTTGACAAGTTGGTTAATAAGGTGTTTAAAGATGGAGCAGAAACTTCAAAAATCATCGATTTCTTGGATACGATTGCAAAGGAGAAGTTGGAACCTTTTATTGATAAGAGTTATCAGGCTCTTGCTAAGACTGTCAACGCCTACGATCAAAAAATGACAATGGGCCGAGAGGTTATTGCTGACAAGGGCGTATGGATCGCAAAGAAACGCTATATTTTAAATGTTCATGATATGGAAGGAGTTCGATATTCTGAACCAAGATTGAAGATTATGGGTATTGAAGCAGTTAAATCTTCTACTCCAGCTCCTTGCAGAAAAAAACTTAAAGAGGGACTGAAAATCATTATGTCCGGCAATGAAAAAGAACTGAATACCTTTATACAGGAGTTCCGTGAGGAGTTTATGGAATTGCCGCCAGAGAATATCGCATATCCAAGAAGTTGCAACGGCGTAAAGAAATATCGTGGAACTGATCGTTTATTTAAAAATAGAGCACCAATACATGTCAAGGGCGCAATTCTATATAATTACTTGATTGAGAAAAACAAATTAACCAATAAATATCCTAATATTTTAGAAGGTGACAAGATCAAGTTTTTACATATGAAGGAACCAAATATATATCAGTCAAGTTCTTTCTCATTCATAACTTTTATGCCAAAGGAACTTGACTTACATAGGTTTATAGACTATGATAAACAATTCGAGAAGAGTTTTGTTGATCCATTGAAGTTCATCACAGAAAAGATGAATTGGTTGATTGACAGCAGTTATGGTGTTCAGGGGAGTTTAGAAGATTTTTTTAAATGAGATATACACGATACACTCTTGATGATCTAAAGAAATCATCTGATCGCAAACTATTTACATATATTTCATTCTTTGCTGGCGGCGGTGGTTCATCTGCCGGCTATAAACTTGCTGGTGGAGATTGTCTATTTGTGAATGAGTTTCAGCAAGTCGCAGTCGATACTTATCTTGCGAATTGGCCGGATACTCCACATATTTGTGGTGATATAAAGAAAGTCACTGGACAACAGATTATGGAAATGACAGGACTTAAAGTTGGCGAGCTAGATATTTTAGATGGCTCTCCACCATGCCCACCATTTTCCATGAGCGGAACCAAGAAAAAAGGATGGAATAAAGAGAAAACTGCTTATGGAATGAAGCAAAAGAACATCGAAGATTTGACATGGGAGATGATTCGTATTGCTGGTGAGATGAAACCAAAGGTAATTATATGTGAGAATGTCAAAGGTCTAACGATGGAATATGCAAAGCAGCATTTGGATCGTATGGTAACAGATTTTGACGCCCTTGGTTACACAACTACCTTTAAGGTTCTAAACGGTATTCATTTTGGTGTGCCACAAAAGAGACAACGTGTATTTATAGTGAGTGTACGCAATGATGTATTGGATGATATTGGCATGTCGTGGATGCTGATCTATAATGGGAATATATTTCCAGCATCAGTGAATGAAGAGCCAACTCTGGAAGATGCTATTGGAGATTTAAGATTCGATAACGAAAATAGTGTAGAGGCATATGAGTTGCGTGAGTCTATGAAGAAAAGTGCTAAATACAAGTGGTTGAAACGATTGCCCAAGAATCCTGATAAGGTTGTA